AGAAATTAGTGGGGATTTTGTGGACGGTGAATTACAAACGGTGCGTATAGCGTTTGACCCCAACCAGATCAAATCCGCCGACCCGATCACCCGAGACGACGCAGGCAACATCATCCCTCCGTCTCGGCGGTTCAACCCGGCCTCTTCGGACATTCGCTACTCGATGACGCCTCAGTCGCCCGAAGCGCAGCGCATCGACCGAGAGTACATGGCTGCTGTGGACTCTGGCAACATGACCGTTGCTCAAAGGCTTGTTAACGCCGCGGCTAAAGCGGCTAACTACGTGGTCGGAGTTGTCTGGCACGGTACCCCCTCAGGAGGATTTACGGTCTTCGATACCTACGGATCTCGTTACGGTCTCATGGGATCCGGTGCGTATTTCACGGAATCCAAAACTATTGCGGAGTCGTACGCGAATAAGGATAAACGTAAGAGGGCTCCTGGTTCCAAGCTAGTGTACGGGGTTCACCTTAAGATTCTAAACCCTATGGACATGGACGGCCCCGCCGATCCTAAGTGGGTTGAGATCCTTCAATCGTACGGCGACGATACCGTGCCGACCACCAACGAGGAAGGCTATAGAGCTTTGGAGGAGAATCTGATTCAAGATTACGTATCAAGTACCGAAGGTGCGGAGATCGCTCAAGGCACTTTGATCGACATGGGGTACGACGGGATCACTCATATGGGTGGCGGCAGGGTAAACGATAAAGGTGAGCGTCACCGTGTTTGGATTGCGTTTGATCCCAACCAAATCAAGTCTGCAGATCCTGTGGTTAAAGACAACGCGGGCAATGTGATTCCCGTGTCCCAAAGGTTCCAAGAAACCTCGGATGACATTCGCTACTCGATGACGCCCGTCGACGACTCCGATGTCTTGGGGTACACCACCCAAGTATTCGGTGAGAAGATGAGCGTGGCTGAGGTAGAGTCCATCAAGGAAATCTACGAGAGCATCCGTAAAACTCTTTTTGATTACACTCAGCCTGTTACCGACGCCTCTCTCCAAGAGTTTTATTTGCTGTACAACTCGATCCGCCCGACGGAATCCGGTAAAGCGGACATCCTCTGGCTCAAAGATTTTGGAACTCAAACGGCTTACCCAGGCGCGGTTCTCGGCGCCCTCTTTGCGTTCTCCGATAAAATCCCTGACGGCGGCCAGGCGCAAAGGGAAATCATCGAGCTGATCGAACGCAGTAGACTTTTCCCGGAGCAAAGCTTCTCTGATTTTTGGACGAGCGATAGTTCTACCGGCACGGTTACTGAAGGCGGTCGAGCTCTGGGCGCCAGATCGTACATCGTCAACTACCTCAATAAATTGCGGGGCGTCCTAAGCCACCGCGCACTTCGCATCGAAGCAGCGTCGAAGAACACTAATCTTCCAGCAGCAGACATTAAAGCAATCGACGTATCCACCAACGGCCAAGCGAATGAGGGCATGGTTGCGGAAGAACTGGATAAGACAAAGACCCCCGGCGGCACCAACGTTGCGAAAGCTCTTGAGGGGGCTGCTCGACCAGAATCGGAAACCGACCCACGGAATAAGCCTGAGAATTCTCCAACGACGGATCCAAAAACTTCATCGGAGCTGGCAGCTAAACGGCTGATCGATAAGTACAACACGAAGAAAACAAAGAAGATCGAGAAGAAAGAAGCCGATGTCGTCACCGTACTCTTTAAAGAATACCTCTCTTTGAAAGGCGGCCAGTCTTCTGCTGATCTTAAGCAGAAGCTGATCGACGCCGGGCTGTCACCAGCGACTGCCGCTGAGTTAACGGCTACCGCCGAGAACAAACTGAACCGACTTCTTCAAGCAGAGCGGGACCGAGATTCCGAGCCGATGGATGGCGCCGACGCGCTCTCGCCGTCAGACAAATCCGCGACAGCCATCGTCAACAAACTCGCGGTCAGCCAAAGCGATACTTGGTCATGGCCGGATCCAGCGAAAAAAGACCCTGTGGTAGCACTCGTCGCTCGTTACTATAAAGCGAACGGCAACATGACGAACGAGCAGCTCAATTTCGAGTTGGAAAAGCTCAAAGTCGAGGAAGGTCTTCGCGCCGTTTTGATCAACGCTGTCTCCGCTGAGTTGTCGAAAAAGAAATCGGTGGCTCAAGCAAAGGACGCCGACGTCGAGAAAGATGCGCTCGCCATTATCAACAAACTTTCGCAGACCCAAAGCGATACGCTGTCGTGGCCGATTGAGAAGCCCACCTCACCGATCGTAGAATTAGTCACCCGTTTCTATGACGCCAACGGCAGCATGTCCGCCCAGGCTTTGGATGCGGAGCTGATCAAGCTCGGACTTCCTACCCGCAGCCGCATCATTTTGGTCAACTCGGTCAGTGCCGAACTGTCAAAACGTCAGGCTGTAAAGGCTGCCCGTGAAAAACTCATCGCTGAGAACAAGCCAACCAAGTCGGCAGAATCTTTTGCGGCTAACTGGCAGAAATCGCAGGACGCGCCTAAGGATCCAAAGGACACCGAGAAAGATCCGGTGAGATCTTACCTGAACGACGTGACGAAAGTCGGCCGCGGCGAATTCCATTTCGACCTGTCCCTCGACGGGAAAGCGTTGTTCTTCGACATCGTCTACAAAAAACTTTTGAGTCTGAACGTTTCTGAGAAAGCGGCGATGGCTGCTACCTCAGCGGCGTACCAAAAGTACCTGACGAACCGGGCGAATCAAATCGCTGCTCTTCGAAAGACGGTCGCAGAGAAAGGCCTTTCCAGAGCTTTGGCTCGGAAGATGATGGAAATCACGGCAACGAACCAGCGTGATCCTGAGTATGCGAAGAAGTTCATCAAGCAGGTTTTGCTGGACGCCGGAATCCCTGAAGATATTGCCGACGCCTCACTCCCGTTGCTGCTCCCGTCGTTCCAAAAAGCTCTCGCGGATACCCGGGAAAAATTGCTCCGTGACTTCATCGACGGTCGGCCTAAAGGGGCGAAGAGAATCCCGAAGCCGGTAGTCGACGAGTTCCTCAAAGCCGTCCGTCTCGGTGCCACCAACCCAGACTACGAACCATCCACACCATTTGCGAAGGCGAACAAGTGGCGGAACTTCACGCGTGCCGAGCATGACGAGATGGCTCGTCTCGACGAAATCGCGATGGACCCGATGCAGACGCGGCAAGAGCAGCAGATCGCTCTAGCCGGAATCGCTAAAATCGTTTCGTCAAAAATAACCGAGTACGACAAACTTGTCGTAGCGGCCGAGATCTACCGCAACAGCGCGCTCTCGAACTTTTTGACCACTGGTGGTATCCAGGTTTATACGCCGTTATTCTCCGCGGCTGCTCGCGTTCTAACCGACGGTGTGGTCGGTCTAGTCAAAGATGGGAACTTCAACCGGTTCATCGCTTCCGTTGAAAGCTTCATGCGGGCAGCTTCTCCGGCGGCCCTGAAATCGGAACTCTTCTCAGCCTTTGGTCAGAACATTACGACGTTTAATAAAGCGTACGAGATCGACAATCAGGCTAAGCTTAACGAGCTATCCAACCTCCATACCATCCTTCAGAACAGCATCAAAACTTGGAAGACGACAAAGAACCCTTTGGCTAAAGCGAAAGCTTTGATCGGCATCACGTACGGGTCGATGGATTACGTGCGGCGTGCGTACGCCTCGCTCGACAACGTTTCGCAGTCGGTGTTCTACCGCCAGATCATGGACCTCGGGGTGCGCGACATCATCCTCAGAGCAAATGGAACGGAGGCTGACTTCCGGAACATGATCAGCAATCGGACTCGCAACCACGAGCAGATCGTAACAGAGCTGATCAGCCAAGGGCAAAGCCCGAGCCGGGCATGGGTTAACGCCAGCGAAATTTCGCGCCGCCAAATGGCTGGTGAGATTGTGGATATCTACGGTAAAGAAGTCGGAGCTCAGGTTGAAGCTCAGGACGTCATCTCCCGTAAAGAAGCCGCCCGGGAATTGGGCGTTGCCTCAGATGCGGAGCTTGACGGGCACGTCATCCCTATGCTCATCGAGACCATCAAGGCGTTGTCCAAAGCGTCCGATAATCGCATGGCTGGCTCTGGAGCCCTTACGTCTCTCATCCTTTTTGGTTTCCCGATCACCGCTCTCAAAGTGATGAACCGGTCGCTGGATTATAGTATTGTCGGATTGTTTCGCGCTATCGCTTCAGCAAGTGAAACGAAAAAGTACGCCAATGATCCGGAGTATAAATCCAAATACCCGTCGTACAAAACCGACAATCAAAGGCATCAACGTATGGCGGAGACTGCGGTCGGCACCATCGGAATGATCGCTCTTCTGGCGATGGTCATGGGAGAACGCGACAAAGAACCCGAGGACCGCCTGTTCATGGTGCACAATGCCGGTCCCCGGGATCGTGCCGCCCGTCAAATTTGGAGGGCTGCAGGCAACGAGCCTCAGTCCGTCCAGTTCCGTTTTGGTACCAACAGCCCATGGCTCGGCATCTCATGGGCCAAGGCTGGTCTGGAAGTCTTTGCTCCGATCTTCGCGGTCGCTGGAGCCACCTTTGATTCGACGGACCCAACCATCCGCCGAGAGGACGCCTACGATCAGGTCATGGTATTCGCCAGCCAAAGCTTGGCCAGCATGAGCCGCCCTCTCTCCAGTATTCAGGACACCGCCGGGGTGCTGAGCGGCAAAGAAATGTCGCTGTCCTCCAGGTCACTCGCGAACCAGATCGGTTTCCGTGCATCCTCGTTCTTGCCGTGGTCTTCCTTGACCCGGAATTACAACAAATGGCAGGGTGCCCGGGACACGACCAACGCCCTCTCCGCCTTCGCCGCCATGATCCCGATCGTCGGCCCGTCGCTTACGGAGCCGGCCCTCAATTCTTTGGGTGATCCGATTGGCAAAACTCCAAACGAGTACTCCTACAAACTAGGCACCGCGATCCCGGTATCCTTTGGACTTCGCCGGGAAGACACGCCCTTGTACGAGTTCCTTTTGAGCAAAGGAAAGTTCCCCACCGCGATCTCTCGCCCGACTCAAGAGAAGAAGTACGGCAAGATGTCCGACGAGACGTGGCGGAAGTACATCGAAGTCCGCGGTCAGAATTTGAAATCGCTCATCCTCAAACGCAAAGATTCTCTGCAGAAATTAGATGCGGAAAGGTACGATGACGCCATTGAAAACCTGACCGGAATCGCTAATGATCGTGCTCGCGCTACTCTGAAGATGCGCCCAGCCCCTAAATGAAATTTACAACTTGGCCCCCGCTGCAGCACTGTTGGCTTTACCTGTCGGACGTTCTGTTCCAACAGGGAGACGGCCAGCCGTTTGTCGTCTACGATCGAGACGGGAATATCGATACCCGGCAGGAGGCAGACGGATTCCTAAATCAGGCAGCCCGGTACGGGAAAGCGAACAGTTTGCCCGAAGTAGATTACTCCGAGGACACTCTGAGCAAAATCATTTTGGGTCACATCCCGCTTTCGATTCAAGCCAGATTCCACACGCCTGAGGTCGTATCTGAGCCCATCGTAAACTTCTCTGTCGACTCAGTCCTGCACCCGAGTCCGGTACCAGCGTCCCTTATTCTGGCAGCCAGATTCAATGATCCGTTAGCCTTGTCCCGGCAGACACCGTCCCAATGGCTGACCCTTTTGCAAAAGTGGAAGGACGACTATCCAAATGATGCGAGCCAGAAGAAATTAGCCGGGCCAGTATGGTGGTGGGCTATACATTCAGTCGCCTTAAATTATCGGGATAGTTCCATGACGGGCCGGGAATTTGTGGTATGTTGGTTATCTTTATTCCCATGCCCTTTGTGTCGCACGAAGTTTGAAACTGAATGGCTTCTAAAGAATCCGACACCAGAAAATTGGGAAGACTTTAACCATTGGATTTCACAAGCGCACGACTTCGTAACCAGCCACAAAGATTTATGCTCGACTCCACAGAATTATCTGCACTAGAAGGGAAGATAAACCCAACCACCGGGGAGGCTCCTTCACGCAGGTTTATCTCGAAGCGGGATCCAAAGGATGGTACGTGGTTGAACGAGCACATCCGTACGTTCCGGATGGTGGGCGACATCAAGGACATCGAAAGGTCTCAGATTGAGGCAATGCTGCGCTTCGCTCCTCCCTATTCTGACACCCAGCTGCGAGCACTGAACATGGAGTCGGTTCCAAACTCTACTTTGGGCGAGCTCCCCCGCCGGGTGAACCAAGACGAAGGGGTTTGGACCGATTATATTACGTCCTCAGCCGGTCTGTGGCAGATCAAATTCCCCGGGATCCCAGGGCAGATTGCCCCGGATCTAGAGGAACGTTGCTCGGAATTGCTGAACGAGTGCTGGGCGGATGAGGTGACGAACGTCGTGGCGATGCAGGTCGCCTTCCGCCAGTTCGCCACCTACGGCATCGGCCCCATGGTTTGGATCGACCCATACGATCCTCTTCCGATTGCTCGGACGGCATCGGCGTTGCGCTTCCCCAAAGGTACCCGCATTACTTTGGACAACATGCCCGAGGTATCTCTGGAAGATACCTACTCACCACAGGCTTTGTACCAAGCCATCCGCGGGGAAGTCGGCGAAAAGCGTGCGGCCATCCACGGCTGGGATCGCAAAGAAGTCATGGACGTGCTGAAGTTCCACAGCAGTGACTCCAACGAGATCCGCAATCGCTTTCAATCTTTGGAAGAACTGGAGCTTGTCGAAGGCCGCGGTGAAAACATCTGGCAAGGATACAAGCGGACCGAGATCCGCGTCGTCCATGTCTGGGTGCAAGAGTACGAGCCAGACATCGACGGGAATCAGTACAGCTATCTCCTCCTTTGCGACACCGGCAACTCGTGGCGCGTCATCCGGGAGAAGCCGTACTGCTACAAAACTCCCTCAGACTTTTTGGTCCTCGCCACCGACCACGTTGGATCCGACGGTACGATCGACGGCATCCGGGGCATGGGAACCAATCTTCGGGAGCACGCCCGGAGCATGGATATTTTGCACAATGCCGGGATGCTCGCCGCTTTCCAGTCGTCGATCCCAGTCTATGCTTCAACCGGCGCCACGTCCGGATCGACGGCCGAACAGATTCAGATCCGCCCGAATTCCGTAGTCCTTCCATCTGGATTCCAGCAGGTCCAAAACTTTGTGGATGCGAATGCCGCTACGGGCATGGTCAACTGGCTGGCCAACCACGCCGACGGGATGCAGGGCGTCTACACCGTCAATGCGCCAAACAAAGGCGGTGTGCAGCGAACCGCTACCGAAGCGAGCGCCGACCTAGCAAAAGAATCTGACCTGAAATCCTCGCAGATCCTTCCGATCGTCCGCCTATTTTTCGAACCTTTGGGTCGCACGTTTGCCCGCCGCCTTTGGTATTTTCCAAAAGCTGACGGTCAGATCTTGCGCTTCCCTGGATGGAAGGTCGCTGATAAATTCTGGCGCCGCCTGTCTGCCATCTTGAACGAAGCCCAGATCCCACTGGCCCTGCTCGCCGAGAACCGCATCACGATCAACCCTGCGAATACGCCGGGGGGACTGGATAAAAAGTTGATGAAGGTGAAAGAAGCGATGCAGTTCTATCCGTTGCTGCAGACGGCGACCCAAAGGAATGCCCTCACCAACTGGGGACTTACCTCGATCTTTGGTCATCAAGTGGCGCGGCCGTTGCATAACGCCAACGAACCACAGACCGACTCCTCGCTGCAAGAGAAACTTGACTCGGAGAATGCGGATATGCTCTCGGGTCGTCAGCGTCTTGTCCTCCCAGATCAAGACCATCTCACGCACCTCGGGCCGATCGATCCCAACGGGGTTGGCCACATTCCTTTCGTCATTCAGACCATGCAGAAAATCCAGCAGGGGCTGTTTGATAAATTCACTCTGGATCCTCTGGAAGCACTTGCGGAACAGCTTCGCGCTGGGGTCACCATCATTGGCCACATTGATGCCCACCTTGCCCTGCTGTCTGAGAACCCCATCATAATGGACGCTCCGGAGATCCAGAACTACTTCGACTTCTCCGCGCAGATGCAGCAGCAGATTCTGCAAACCATCAGCATGTTTGAGAAGGCGGCAGCAGAGCGTCAGGAAGAAGGCGGCGACGACATGGATCCAAAGACGAAGGCTGTGCTCATGAAGGCGCAGGCCGACATCCAGATTGCTCAAGCCCGGGCTGCCAACGAAATGCAAATCGCTCAGCAGAAAAACTTCTTCAAGCTTGGCAACATGGCTCAGACCAACGAAGCGCGGCGTGACGAGAAGCTGGCGATGGCCATCCTCGATGGCACGATCAAAAACAAGAATTCAGCCGCCGATGTTCGCCGCAAGCTTTTGGATCAGACGCTCGACTTCCAACGCGGCGCCTCCCAAATCGAGATGGCTCAAGCCTCGGCTAAAGCAAAGAACGGCAAGGGTAAAAAGCCAAAGCCTATGGAAGAAGAGGACGAGTCCTAAGCGTAGTCATACCTTAACCACATGAGTAAGCTCGTCACCAAGTATGGGCTGAATCCCATACAGAAAATCCTCAAGGAAAAGCTTAACGTAGACTTAGCCGACATACCAGATCTGGAAATAGAACGGATCTGCTGCCAAGGGGCCATCGTCGGCTGGGACTTTGTTCTGGCCGAAGCCCTCAGCACTGACACCAAACCTCGTCTACGTGAAGAGTTTTCCGAGTGGCAGAACTGGCAGCCGGAACATTCGCCCGGTGCCTTTGATTACGGACCGATGGGACCTGTCGGCCACATGGTGGAGTTCATCAACATCGCCTTCCGCGGGGCGTGGGTGTGGCACAAGTCGATCAATTCTTCCGGGAATCACAGGGTCATCAACCACTGGGCAACCCGGCTGTTCTATGACTTTGTGAACCGCAGTGCCTTCGGTAAACACCCGGCCAATTACAATATGGCAGGCGGACCAAAGTCATGTGGGAAGACCGGCACGGCGGTCATGTTTGGGCTGACCATGTTCCTGATCTTCCGCAGGCAGATGTCGGTGAAGGTTTGCTCGTCCACATCCAAAGGTTCTGAGTCACGGGTATTCGGTCAGCTCATCGAGTTCTTTCGCAAGTCTATCTACCACACCGAACCAAAGACTGTGACCGGCGGGGAGTTTAAGATTTTGCAAGGCCAAGAGAAACGCCTCATCTTCTGCGCCATGGGGGCGGACGAGAAAACGGTAAAGAACACGCTAACCGGCATGGAGCTCGTGGCCATTAAGCGCGGAGCGGACGGGCAGTCGGCGGTGGATTCCCTCATCGGGATCAAGGCGCCCCTCAAGCTGCTCATCGTAGACGAAGCCAACGCGGTCGATCCTTCGATCTTTCACGAGGAGCTTCATTCCAACTGGATGGAAGCCGTCCACTTTGCACAGATTATCTTCCTTATGAATCCGAGCCACAAGCATCGGAAGAGTGTGGAGTTCTACCGACCGTCGACCGGCTGGACCGCAGAAGATTATCATCAAGATTCCCCTGGGTGGGCGACGGCTCGCCGCGGGTGGATGACAAATCTGAACGGGCTGGATACGCCCAACCGGAACTGGCGCCACCTCAAAGATCCAAAGCGAGATGCGAAGTCACCACCGGCGCCGTTCCCGTTTCTCATGTCCCGTACCTCCATCGAACGGGACGAGGAATCGTACGGGGGCACCGACTCGGCCGCATTTGCGCGGATGACGATCGGCTTCCTGTGCGACGAGGACAAGACTGACACGATTCTATCCGCCCGTCTCATCGATTCTTTGGGTGCTGCGGGGCCGGTCAACTGGACCGGCGACGGCACGTATCCAATTTTGGGCATCGACCCGGCGTTCGGTGGGGACAAATTTATGATCTGCCAAGGTCACATCGGGTATGGATACACGCCCGAGAAAACCAAAAGGGTATTTCTGGAGCTCGACAGATTCCGTACCGTCCCGTTCATCACGAAAGATAAAGGTACTCCAGAACAGGGACAGGTGCGTTACGTCATGGAGCTAGCTGCCTCCCTAGGCATCGGGCCAGAGTCGATCGCCGCGGATACGACCGGCTCATCCACCGGCTTTGTGTACCCGTTTGAAAAAGAGATGGAAGGCAGGATTCACCGGACGTATTTCTCAGCCTCACCGTCGGAGCGGATCGCAGAACCCGGGGACATCCGGACATCCAAAGAAAGGTACACGTCGGCCTCATCGGAACTTGCTTACTCGATCCGGACGTTTCTCCCATACATCAAAAAGCTGTCCGACGACGAGGTACTGGACCAAGGGTGTGAGCGAACCTTTGAGATCCGAGCAGGCGACCGGATCCAGGTTGAGCTGAAGCAAGACTTTAAACAACGCATCGGCAGCAGCCCCGACAAATTCGATGCCCTCGCTATCCTTGTCGATCTCGCCCGTACCATGGGCCTCGGCACCGACTTATTTGTCCACCCAAAGATAGCGGCGAGGCGGATCAGTTCTCAGCACCGCATCGTGACCAAAGCCTCCTACGCTGTGTCCCAAGAGATGGTGGGACATGCGTTGTACGGGGTGGATTAATCGCCTAATTGTTTGAATGGGTCGACGCCGGTTTCCATAATAATCCTGCGGGCCGCATTGAAGCTAGTCTGCTCCTCGTCGTCATCGTCATCGTCTTCTAGATCTTCCAGATCCACAAAGCCATCGTCGTCATCGTCCTCGTAGTAAAGACCCTCAAAGTTGACAACTAAATTCCCGAACTTCATCTCCATAATAGTCATACCCTCGGGGATTCCCGTCTTACCATGATTCATCGCGTCGATAAAATCGTTGATCTCTTCGACTAGAACGGACAGGTTTTTGTACAATTCTTTGGAGCTTTCGTTCATGGATCTGTTGGTTTGTTGCTGTGTTGTATTTGTTCTCTAATCCAGATCCGGAAATTTCTTTCCAACCAAGCGTCGAGTAATTGTTGCGGGGCTCTAGGTCTTTCTGGATCTGCGCCGCGGTTAAAGCCCTCGACGTAAGCCAGCTGAAGCATCTTGTTGAATGATGGAGGTTCGCTCATTTCTCGTAACGTTCAAGGATATGTCCTTCCACCGCCAAAGGAATTTTGGGGAGCCATGCCGGTGGGGTGGACATGATCTCGACGGCTTTGGTAAAGCACTCGTCCGCCTTGTCCGCGTCGACTTCCAA